TGCTGACTGTTAATCCCTTGAGATGGTCTATTAAAGTAACGCTGCCGTCCAGCGACTGCCAAGCCTTTATGTTCACAGGAATAGAGTCAGTGGATGCACTGTTTGATATCATTACCTTATTTGCTATGGTAACAGATCCAAATGTGGTTCCCATTGCTGTTGCACCACTCACACCAAACACAGGAATACCCTTATCTGAACTTGGCAAAGCCAATCCTGTAGTAGGATTAACCATAACCATGCCGAATGTGCTGCCTTGTTTTCCAGTAACAGCAATAGCCGTTGCACCGGAAAGTCCATATACACCAAATTGGGTTGCAGTCAGCGTAACTGTACCCAAGCACAATCCTGCGCCCACCACAGCAACCAATAGTGCATTTCCAGATAGTCCAACATCACTAATTGAAACTCCCATAGCAGATGCCGTATTAAATCCTATCTTTCCAAAAGTAACACCCAAAAGACCGTTTTGAGTAATACCAAGAAGACTCGATGCCACTATTTCAATAGGGCCACTTGTTGTTGTACCAAGCACCAATCCAGATCGAGTACCCACAATGGTTACACCTGCACTGAGATCGGTTGTAAAAGAACCAGTAAATGTCACTCCAACAGTACCGGAAAAGGTTACTCCAACATTACCAGAGAATGTTACACCAAGTGCTGTTGCACCACTCACACCAAATACAGGAATGCCTTGGTATGCTCCAGGAAAGAATGTGCCACCAGGAGTTGTTAAAGCAACTCCAATAGTTATTCCGGAGGCAATAGAATTTATTCTTGTGACTATCTGATCCGAACCAAGACTCAAACCACCCGCTGCAATAGAGACAGGCATGGTGAATCCGGCACGAACACCCATAATGGTTACACCCGCACTAAGATCCACGGAAAGCGCATTGCTGATTGCAAAAGTACCACCAAGACCGTATACACCACCTGTAACTTGAAGAGGTTCCACCACTCCTGCACCAGACAGGAAGTTTCGCACTCTCAAGCCATTAGGTGCAGTAATTCCAACAGTACCAAATGTTACACCAAAATTTGCATTTGTTGCCTCGGCACAAAAGCCTGCAATTGATATTGCTGCTCCAATACTAATATTTCCAAAGCAAGCACCAGCAAAGCACAATCCCGAACCGTCAACTGCTACACGGAAAGCCGTAGCCCCAGAAGGTGCACGATGAACAGTATCAATCACCGAATTGACAAGCCAATAGTTGTCGGCATTGTTTAGACTAACAGGCAGTGCGCTGGGATCAGTTCCTGCTTCAGAGACAAACTTTGCCTCGCCGCTGCCACCCCATACCAATTTTACATATTGGATTGCGCCTGTTAAGCCGTCAGCCATTCCTAATGTGGAACGATCCGAGGAAACATAGTTTGCTGCGCTATTAACAATGCTGGCTGTAAATCCTTGACCCAATGAATCAGACATGGCGACTCCCATTTATACATTTTAGGCTTGTGCTGTCAACTTATACCATATGTATAAATGGAAAGACGGCATTACTGCTTGACTTCCTTTGTTGTGCTGTTATAATCCTCATATACGAAAGGACATACCCTATGTTTGATGGATCAGTAAACTTTGCATGGGAAATAGAGAGGCGAGTAAAAATGAAGAATTCGTCCTATTTGGATGCCGTAATGGATGTATGTGAAACATACGAAATTGAACCACAAGCCATTGCCAAGCACCTTACGAAGCCTGTTGTGGAAAAAATCAAATTTGAGGCTGCTCAACGAAACCTTCTCCGAGGAAAGGAAAAGCAGAAATACAACGGCTCCCGACTTCCCCTATGAAAGGCTTTGACCTGTTCAAAATCTATCTTGGAGTTAAACTCCACTTCACCACAGATTCCTATGATTTTCTGCGGTTTGGTGGCAAAACCAAGACTACTTTCGATTCTTATCTAAAAAGAAACGACAAGTATTGTTTTGAACGGTTGTCCCGTTCATTTAAAGGTGATCCTGTGGACTTTTTCTTTGCCTTGTTTGCCCACAACCCACACCAATGGATCGGGCAGATGATGGAGGGAGGACACGAAGAAATATATGCTCAATGGCAGCGGCGAATGCAAAACTTTTCAGAAGAATTTGGTGAAGACATGGTAAACCTGTGTCGTGGTTTGGAAGCCACGGGAAAGGGATTTAATTCTCTTTTCTGTAGTGATGGGGGACAGCACCCTCCGCTTCTTCAAGCCGCCGTGCGAGGCGAGATTTCTCCTGAATCATTCATAGTATTAGATGAAATCTTGGGATTCTTTCCACAGTTCAACAAATCCCTGCAAGAAGATGCCCTGTGGGATGCCTACAGTAAGCGTTGCCAAAAGTATCGTCCTTTCCTGCGCTCTAAGGGTGTTCTTACGAATACACTAAAGCACCGAAAGATACTAAGGGAAAAGTTGCAGGATTCCGGAGTAGGGGCTTGACTTTTTCCTGATCCGCTACATAATAGACAGGTCAGCATACAGCGTTATACAAACATCGTACACAAAACACAAAGGAGCGTACATATGAGTTTTAAAGACCTAAAGAAGAGTTCAACCGACAGCATGAAGCGTCTGCTTAACGAAGCAGAAAAACTAAAGAAGGGTGGCGGCGAGAGTTCCTATGAGGACAATCGCATTTGGAAGCCAACCCTTGACAAGTCCAGTAATGGTTATGCCGTGATTCGTTTCCTTCCTGCCTCAGAGGGGGAAGATTTGCCGTGGATTCGTCAGTTTTCCCACGGTTTCCAAGGCAAGGGCGGATGGTACATCGAAAACTGCCCAACCACAATTGGTGGCAAGTGTCCGTGTTGTGAGGCAAACAACGAGATGTGGAACAGCGGGATTGAATCAAACAAGAACATTGCCCGTGACCGCAAGCGTAAGTTGTCGTATATCAGCAATATTCTTGTAATCTCTGATCCTTCGGCTCCCGAGAACGAAGGCAAGGTGTTCCTGTACAAGTACGGCAAGAAGATTTTTGAGAAGATTGAAGAAAAGATGCATCCCCAATTCCAAGATGAAGAGGCTGTGAATCCTTTTGATTATTGGAAGGGCGCAGACTTCAAGTTAAAGGTTCGCAAGGTTGATGGGTATGTAAACTATGACAAGAGCGAATTTGCGGCTCCAATGCCTTTGTTTGGTGGAGATGACTCAAAGTTAGAGTCTATTTGGAAAACGCAGTATCCCCTAAAGGATTTCACCAATCCCAAGGAGTACAAGGGATACGATGAACTCAAGCGTAAGTTTGACATGGTTCTGAGTGGTGGCTCTAATGCGCCAAAGCGAGCCGAGGAGATTGAGGATTCCGAGGAAACTTCCGAAGAATCGTGGTCTGCTCCACCAAAAAGCAAGAGTGCCAAGGAAATCAAAACAGAGAATGAGCAAACCGATTTCTCTGGTGATGCCATGTCATATTTTGAGCGTTTGGCTCGTAATGACAACTAAGGGGATGAATGGAATCGACAGGTCAAGTAGTGGGCAGATTGCGAATCAGAGTTGGTCGAAGGCTCTGTAAAAAATCGTCCAAAAGATAACTGCCAACACACAGTATCGCCTCGCTGCTTGAAGCAGCGGAGGGCGGGTGGAGACTCCGATATCCACCCGCCCCAAACCATCGGGTAGATTTGGTACACGACCTGTAACCAAATTGAAAGAAACAGGTCAAAAAACTGCATGAAGGTGTCCGTGCCTAATTGCTGTACGAACACGGACTAGATTTCGTAGGATATTTGCCTGTAATGTGACTCTGGACGGGGGTTCAAATCCCCCCATCTCCATGACTGAGAGTGGTGGAATCGACAGGTCGAGGGGAGGGGGTTAAATCTCCCTCCCCTCAATTATAAAAAATCAAATACTTAAATAATATATGGCGTGATAGTCCAAAGGCAGGAGACAAGGCACTTAAAATGCCTACAGTGTGGGTTCGAGTCCCACTCACGCTACTGAAATGTTAATCCCATCGAATTCGATGGGATTAAAAGAAAGCATAAATACGATAGACCAAAATAAAGGAATCCACAATGTTTATTACAAAAATGCTTACTCTTCAGAATCAACTGCGAATATTCCATTGGCAGACCAAATCATATGCAGAACACAAGGCTCTTGGAGCAGCATACAAAGCATTGGAAGGATCTATTGATAGTTTTGTAGAGACTTATTTTGGTAAGAATGGTATTAGAAAAGCAACCGAAACATTCAATATCTCCTTGGCAAACTACGGGGAAACCGATACCATGAGTGTGTTGGATGATGCAATTAGTTTTCTTGTGAATGAATTGCCTTCTCTTGTTGATACAACCGACACAGATTTACTGAATATTCGTGACGAAATGTTGGCAACACTTAATCATACAAAGTATCTTTTGAGTTTAGAGTGAATTATAAGGGCTTATGGTGAAATGGGATCACACCGTCTTTGCAAGGCGGTTTTCGGGGTTCGAATCCCCGTGAGTCCATTGTGGAAGAATGTCCGAGCGGTTTAAGGATCTAGTCTTGAAAACTAGCGTACATCTAATGGTGTACCGTGAGTTCGAATCTCACTTCTTCCTTTTTATTTTGAGAAGTAGTTCAATGGTAGAACACGGGTCTTTGGAACCTGATGTTGAAAGTTCGAGTCTTTCCTTCTCAGTTATAACTTACTTGTTCGCATTGTTATACAATCCAGTATTAGTTAGATTTATTTCAAGTTTGACTGGTGCATATTGGTTTGTGGCATCTCCATTGTAAGACCACTCTCTTGGATACAATCCGATATTTCCTGCATTCACAACTGAGAATCCTGCACACAATCCACTTGCATATAGGAATTGAGAACCGAGTGCATAGACATATCGGCTACCCAATCCTTGCCAACTACTTGTTGGATTTATTCTAAACACATTTCCATTCTGATCTGTAAGCGTCAATCCTCCAAGAGTTGGATTACTCATTGCAGTTCTGAAGGTGGTTGCTTCTGCGGAGCCGGCGAATGCACCAAATGTGATTCCGCCCCTTTGTGCAACAGCAGCAGATGAACCAAATACATTTATTCCGACAGATGCTGAATCAATCCAGCGACCACCTGTATTTCCAACATTCAACCAATGTCCTGAGTTTCCTGAATTATTCAGAGGATCTGCGCCTACATCTCGGGTAGTTGTGTTCTGCTGCCATAAGTCACCACCTGCTGAATAATAATTTAGACTTGAATCAGCACTATGAAACACCAACCACTGCTTGGGTGCAGTACTTTCCGGATAGATAACTCCATTCTTGGGGGCTGCTCGATGAAATGTCTGAAGAGTTCCAGTAAGATTAATATATCCTGTTACGCCATCGGGAGTTGAGTCGGCTATCCACTGCTCATATGCATTGTTACCTGTACCCAACACGGCTGGGGTTCCTGAATTTGCGAGAGCAACCCAATTAATATTGGAAAGACTGTAGACCCAATTTAGTCTTGGATTGATTGCGGATTCATATGCTTCTCTTGACCAAGAAGCAAATGAAAGACCCTTTGGAGTATTTCCACTGGCAGTTGGCCCAAAGCCGCCGCCCATGTCCAAGCCGAATCTTTTTATTCCAGCACTGTCTGTAATAGTAAACCAAGGAGTAAGTACATTTCCTGGTTCGTAAGGCGTATTGATATTGGTACTCACCGTGCTTTTCCTCCAAGGTATTCCCTTGATTTCAAGCGCAATCTGTATTCCGGTGGGTGCTCTTGGAGTTATCTCGGCGGTGAATCCTGCGGATTGGGGGTTGCTTCCTAATTTCACACCAAAACCATTTTTATATGCAACATTCGGAGCAGCAAGTTCATTGCCAAAAGTAGACCCTTCGTTCATAATCATTCTTACGCTTGATGTATCAATATACATCTTTTGAAATCTTGGAGTCTGTGCAGTCAATACTGTCTTGTAGTTTGGTGAGAACAACAGGGCATTAGGCATGGAAATGCCTGTCATATAGACACCGTTTACTCCACCTTCTATTCTGTCTATCATGCCTGTAGAGCCTGTGAAGATCAGGTTCTTATACAGAAGATCGTAGTGATCCATCTCCGATCCTGCCTTTATTTCATTTCTTCCCAACGAGATGCAGTCTGCATAGTCTCCGCTGCATACCGTATCCAAGTACAAGTTGTTCTTTTTTCCTTGTGCTCCCAAAGGGGTGGCTATGCCCTTGCGGGAAAAGAATGCAGGACTGTTTGCCACTTCAATCTTGTTGCAGGCTGTTGCACTGGAGTTACGAACAAACGATGCATTAGAGAACACTGCTCCCTTTACTCCGGTTGCAGTGCATCCCACAACATATCTGGAGAATCCGAATGCATTCGCCACAGTTAGTCCTGAAGTATGAGTTGTGCAGTTCAAGAACGCTGCATTTCCGTTTGCCGCAATACGA